GGGTGAAATAATCCCGTTCAGCGGAGTCAGTAAGTCGGGGGCCGGAAGCATCGCCCATGCCGCCGGTGCTGGTCTTTCCGTTAGCGGGACAGTTTGCGTTGAGCTGCAGCCGCTTACGGCCAGCAATGACATCGCTATGCAGACGCTCAATGGTTTCTTTCGCATCAGCCAGTTCTCCGGTGTATTTGGCATCCAGTGCAGCGACATCACGCTGGCGAGTCTGCATGTCTTTTATGGTGGCGTTAGCCAGGCTGAGTTTCTCCGTGGCTTTATCGCGCTGGTTTTTGTAGGTGATGGCGTTGCCGCGGTAGTGGTTAATCGCCCAGGCCATAGAAACCAGCAGGCAGATAACGACAGCGCAGATGATTGCGGTTAATCGGCTCATTTCACACCATCCAGGCAGAGCGCCTTTTCTTTCCCTGCTCGAGTTACCAGACCAGGCAGAACCTTTCCGCCTCCCCATACCCAGCGAGGGAACTGGTTGCATGCCGCCGTGATATCCCCACTTCTGAGAAGCGAGAACATCGTGGAGGTGCGCATATTTCCGCAGCCAGCACGAAACGTTACCGATACAGCTGCAGAGAAAGTATCGTCAGATAGCTTTCTGCCATTCCCGTAGCGGTTAACGCAGGACTCGGCATCAAGGATGTTGCGTTCCCACTCGGCTGCGATCTGCTGGTCAGACTTAACAGTGCCGGGCTTCACGCCGTGCGTGTTCCCCATGCCATCAGTCAGTACTCCAGCCGGGCACACATACGGATCACGTCGGCAAGATTCAGCGTTACCGATTAGCTCCAGTCCGCGCTCGTTTGTTCTGACATGGCCCGCATTCATCACAATGGCGATGATCGTTCCCACGGAGCAGACAATGCCCGCCGCGCCGCTTTTCTTACTCAGTTTCAACTGTGCCACCGGAAATTCTCCGCATTGCCTCCGTAACCACCTCGGCGGCAGCCGGACGATCGGAGTGAGGTTTTTTACCTACATCAGATAAGTAGTTTTCCAGCAGCTGGGTTCGCTTCCTTTCCTCAGCCATACGCTCACGCTCTTCTTTCCGTTTTGCGTAATAGGTTTTTATCGTGAAGAACGCCGATACCAGCGCGCCGATAATAAACACGTAATCCTGCAGGCTAAGCAAAGAGAACAGGCCCAAGGCCGCCGACCACCAATACGGCAGATCGTGTCCATTTGTTGGGTTCATACGTTGCATTCCACACCTCCGGGTCCGGGGTGCTGTGTGGTAGTTGGGGAAAGGCCGTCAGACACGATAGCTACGGGGCATCTGGAATTGATTGTCTGCGGCCTGAATAAAAAAGCCAGCGACAGGCTGGCAATGTGAGGGTAAGGCAATGTCGGCTCTCTGGCCGCAAATACCCTGGCTGGGTTTGGCTCGCCTGGCTGGATTCGAACCAGCGACCAACCGCTTAGAAGGCGGCTGCTCTTTCCTCTGAGCTACAGGCAAATATTGCAATAAATTACTTACTGGTTTTGGCTAACCATTCACGAAAGCGCGCCTCTCGGATTTCAGGCGTCAGACGCTGGTCTTCAAATCGGCCAGACAACTTTATCGAATCAGGAAGTAATGCCCAGGCGACATAGAACTCATGAGGTTCGAATTCTCCGCCTGCAAATTGATATGCACCGACATGGTAGACCTCGCCATCCTCTTCAAACGCCAGCACATGGGCAATATGCCACCCATCGCATGGGTTGAGCAGAATCACCCACTCACCATCCAGATCCTTTGTCAGCTTTTCACTGGCAGGACGTAAAACCAATTGCTCTGTGATTTTCTCGGACATGCTGGCTCCAGAAACGACAAAACCCCGCACGGTGGCGAGGTTTTTATGTTCAGTCGACAATCAAAGCTATGGCGACGATATCAGATTTACATGAAATATATGCGTTTCAGTTCGGTTTTGCAAGACTTGCATCTAAATTTGTCGCCTTTTGTTGTGAACGTGATCGCGTTACTGAGATAAGCGCACCGCTATCGAGTCGCTTAAAGCTGTTACGCATAGCCATCCAGTGAGGCAGATAGGTTTCTGTCCAGGTGGATTTCGCAACGCCCGCGAGTTCCGCCAGCGCCTGGTATTCGTACGTCTCACGCCCAGCCAGCTCCGCTTTGACGTCCTGCGCCGCCAGCCAGATAAGCTTCTTCAGGCGCTCCATCGTCTTGCCCGCCACCTTCTTCGCGCCCAGCTGTTCCCGGAACTCAGCCCACGCCCACTGAGTTATCGCCACCTGGTACTCGAAACGGATATTCTCGCTGTAATTCCAGAGTAGCCACGCCTTCTGATGGTCTTCCAGAGACAATACAGCGCGGCGCCACGATGCGGTGCCGAACTCTACCGGGCTGACCAGCGCGATAGATGAGCCTTTGGCGCGTGACTGGCTGCCGCTCATCGGCGGGCCGTCCGGGTTGACCATGCGCTGCTTATCCTTGTCGAATACCTTTTTCCGGCCCCGGCTGCGCGCCGTCGCGGTGAATTGCGCGTTCTCGGCGAAGGCCACCAACTGCCCTTTTGTGGCTCCGCTCAGATCTGCGGTCGCCACAATGAGCTGCTGACGTACGTATTCCAGTTGCTGACTGTTCATGCGGCTTCCTTCTGTGGCTGGTTGGTTTTGGTCTGGCTGTGCTTTGCTACTGGCGGCATGCTGGCGCGCTTAACGCTTTCGGCCTGGTACCGGAGGAAGTCGTTGTGGTTCATGCGGCCTCCAGTTCGGTGATGGTCAGTTCAAGCCTGCCGCCTTTGACGATCGGCATTCTCTTCACGCTGTAGTAATCAACCTGCTGGTCATCGAGCCAGAAACCGGATTTCGTCAGGGCATCGAATGCGGCCTTTTGCAGATTGTCCAGGTCCCGGCGGCGGCGATCCGGCATGTGGCACTCGATACGGATTTTCACGGGCGTGGTCAGGCCGATATCCAGCATTGAGTCTTTGATGATTCTGGCGACGCTGTCGCGGTATGCCTGCCCTTCTGCGCTGATATGCGTGCGCCCGCGGTTATGCCGGTAGTAGCGGTTGTTGCTCGGCGGCCATGGGAGACTGATGCGATATTCATTCATGCTTTTACGAGCCCCTCTTTCAGCCAGATAACCTGCGTGCGGGCCATTCCTTCAAGCGCGCACTCCTTTGCATATTCCGCATCGACCAGGCGGGTGCGGCGATCAATCTCGTCGTGGCAACTGCTGCATGCGATGGTGGCGATCAGGTCAGGCGGCTTGATTCCGGTTCCGCACAGCCCCGCCAGGCGGATATGAGCCAGTACAGATGTCTCAGGATTTCCGTTGCATACGCCCGGGATGCGTACCTGGCATTCGCGACCGCGTGCCGCTTTGCATAAATTAGCCATGCGTTCTCCTCGCCGCGAGACGCAGCCATTTCTGATCCACCAGGCGGGCGGTGTAGTCTTTCATAGTCGGGATGTCGGACGGCTTAACCGCGGGCTTAGGCTGGCGGCGCGCCGGAACGCGGAAGATTTCGTTGGTGATGACGCGGGAAAGTGGAGTAGACATCAGGCCTCCTGCTTATCGCGCAGCTGCTGGTATTCACAGCTCTGCGGAATTGTCAGGTGGCAGCCGATATTCATCGCCCAGGCTTCGACCTTGCACAGGAAGATGTACATTTCGCCCGTTTCCAGCTCTGACGTATGACGTAGGGATTGGACGGTGGTGACCTCGCCAGACACGACGTCTACACGGTCCTTGCTTTCGTAGCCGAGATAGGTGTGCTTCATCGCGTCTTTGACCCACTCAGGCGTAGCGAATGCCTTGCCCCGGGCGATGAGGTACTCGCTGATTTCCGTGTACCACATGTGGCTGAGCGCGTTCTGCGACAGGCTGCGCTTCTCGCGCCACGGCTTCACCTGCAGGCGAAAGCATTGCCCGGCATCCAGCAATGGCTGAATCTGCTGGCCAATGGCCGCGAAGTTACCGCGATGGAGTTTGATGCCGTCTACTGGAAGAGTCATACGGCCTCCTTAATGGAAACCGCAGAATGCAGAAAATCGCAGGTGCATTTCTGCATCTGTGACAAGGTGAGGAGTTCAGATTGTGGTCGCATTTAAGTCCCCTTAAATGCGCAGAAGTCACCGGAGTTGTTCAGGCTCCGATGACATGATTATGGCTGGTTGATTATTGAAAATCAAACAGGAAGGTTTATACGCAATAAACAGAATCGTTTGCAGCGCTAGCGCGACTTTTTATTGATATTCCTGTAAAGCAATTAGTCATAGAGCAGGTATACCACTCATGCCATATCCCGCCATTTATTGATACTTTCAATAAGTCATCATTGCCTTTAATTCTGACACCCTCATACAGCATATCAAGACGCTCAATCACCAGCCCGCTTGGCACCTCCATCCTCATTACAAGTACAAACTGCCCAGCGGCGCTACGTATAGTGATTTTGGGTCCAACACACTCTACATCCCAATTGTCTGTTTTGGCCTGCCATTCGTTCTCATGGATCAGAAGGGTTTCCTGGCCGATAGAATTACAAAATATTCCTGACAGGAGCATTGGACCATCGGGATGTTCAGAGGGTTTTACAGATAAGATTGGCTGATCGTTTACAACGATCAAGTGCTGGCAGTTATGGAAACTAACCCCCGCGAATTTGACTGTTATAGGCGCATTATGAAAATCAAACATCTCACTCGCAAACCCTTCCTGCCTACACTTCGGGTTACGATCAGCCATTTCAACTGTATGTGCCGAAAGCCTACCGCGCGCTCTTTTCTGATTGCACTGCGAACAAAGAAGCGTCATACCCTTCGGGTCATGAACTTCTGCATCCACAAAGTCAGGCTTAAAATGCTCGTAGTCATAAAATCCAAAGCCGCAAATGACACAGCCGAATCCGCAACGCTGCCTTACCTCACGCTTAACATCTTCTGGAATGTAACGAGAAAGGCCATGCCTGTTTTTTCCATCCATAGTAGGACCAATAAAAATAGAGATGCTCCCACTCTATCAGAACATTTTATTAGTGTGTTGGTAGAATACCTAAAACCCACCCCTTAGGGTGGGCTCTAATTTTAAGTATTCATCTCCTGCTGCGGCGCTGCTGTAACTGCCACATCCCAGAACTCACGAAACAGCGAGTAAGCTCCATTGAGGTTAGTGGCAGCATACGCACCAAGCTCGGAATTAACCTGGACTGCGCGCATCATCTCGTGAGGCATATCAACCGGCACCAGTACCCAACCATCCGGAATCACAGGAGAGCTGCCATCGGCACCCTGAAGCACGGCGGCGCGGCTACCATTGACCATCTTCACACCCAGGCGGATATCATCCAGCTCAAGGTCGCCTTTAATTTCCGCATGCCGGAAAGCTATCGACATGAACTCCAGGCACTGCTCGTTGGTCCATTCCGTTACAGGCTCCGCTTCGAGCGATGCCAGCAGGCGACGCATACCAGCTATAGCCATATCGATGTAGACAGATTGAATGCCGCTATTGGCTAAATGCTCAAGCCCTTCGATAGTGTCGGCGATGGACTCTTTGGTAATGATGCTCATGGGTTAGCCCCTCTCAACGTCGAGCATTTCGTCGTAGTCATATTCGGTTTCAGAGCCATCAGTTCCGAACAGGGTAACGGTGTCATCCTCCATCCAGAACGATTTAACCGTGTATCGTTTGCCGTGAGAAGTGATAACCACATCGCCAGGTTCAACGTCTTCGGAACGTATCTGCAGTTTGTCGATGTTGCTCATTGGGCGGCCTCCTGGCGGATTTCATTCGCAAAATCAGCTGCGTCATCTGCTCTTTGACGATACTTCAGGCGAGATGAATCGCTGATGCTAATTCCTGGGTCGGTTTCGTTTGCAATGGCGTACCAGGCATTCGCCAACCGCTCCACACCCTGCGCCCGCACTTCAGCCAGAAAGGCGTCGGTCGCTGGGGTTTTAATATCGTTAAGCGCATCAGTGAATCCGCCGCGCTCCATGCCTAATTCAGCTTCGTAATCAGCATCGAATGCAGCGTCTTTGCAGAACTTAATCAGCCTCGCATTCTCCGCAGCCAGCGCCGCGCATCTGGCTTCACCTTCTGCCACGCCAGCCTGGTACGCTTCGAACATGTGCTGTGTCTCCTCGCGCACAAAGCTTCTGTCTTCTTCCATCGCTGGCGAGCAGCCGTTATTGTTCTTGGTAAACCACTCGATAAATTTCTGTTTCATACCCCTACCCTCCCCCAAACCATCAATACTCGCTTCATCGCCGGACTGTTCCGGCACTCCTGAAATATTCCGTTGGTGCAGCTACGCGCGGTGCCGTCCTGCTCTTCCGGCGTCGCCAGTCGATAGGTCACCGTTCGCCAGACCTTGCTCACCCGGACAATCTTGCGGGCCCGCTCCAGATCGATAGCGTTCTTCGTGATGCAGTTGATGGTCATGCCGCACTCTGTGGCCACATCCTTCGCGGTGAAGGTCCGGTGCGTTTCGAGATAACGCAAAATTGCCTTTCATCTCACACCATCCCGTTCGACTTGTTGCGGTTGTACTTCGCCTGAAGCAGCTGGATCGGCGTCGGCCCGTGCTCGGCAACCGGTGCTGCAATAGCCCGGCGTACCGGCGGCACTGGCTTACCCTCGGTGACGCGCTTCTCCCACATGTCCAGCAAATCACCCGCCTCTCGTGCCAGCTCACCATGCGTTAACTGGCGCTCTGTGCTGCGGTGACGCAGTTCTACGCAGATGTGGTACATGACCGGCTGAGACCAGGGGAATTGCTCGCTGGATGAGAATTCGAACGAACGGTTACGCCAGTCCCAGTATTCTGCGATCACCTGGTCAACGGTAATTCCCAGCGCCCCGCCGCTCTGTTTGCACCAGGCGACGAACTGGCCCGGAGACGGCAGGAATGGGCGCTCCTGGCGGCGGGCAATGCGCATACCGGCATCAACCTGGGCCATTGAGTGGATCCCGTTTTCCTGAAACGCCAGCAGCCACTGACGGCGAAATTCGTTCAGGTCGTCCTGGGTGCGGAAGTTCGCCATGCTGGCCGGGAACGCGGCACGCAGCTCGTTGAACAGCTTGTTGAATACCTGCGCCACCTGTTCTACCGGCGCTCGCTCCTGGTACTGCTCTGGCAGGTTATGGGCCATGCGGCTCATCTGCTCGCGGTCGTGGTTACGCATCTGCTCTGCAAGAGATTTCATCGGATCACCCCGTAGGCCCAGTCAGTGTTGTTGAAGTCCAGATCCGGCTTAGCGGCTGGTTTGACAGCGAACTTAGGCTTAAACAGTCCCTGATAACCGTTCGCAATACTGGTGTTGATCACGTCGACCGGATTGTGTCCGTCTTCCAGGCACTCTTTCAGCAGCTTGAATGCCTTCGTGACGGTCAGCTCAGTTTTGATCGGCTTGCCAGACTGTTTGCGGTAAGCAACCCATTCCTGCCAGGCGGTTTGGTTTAGCCATTCAGGAACGTCAACACCGAGCGGATCAAACTTGTCTTTCCCCCTTGGGGGATTAGAGGGGGTATTAGGTTTTATATTTGTCTTTGGAAGAATGTCTTTGGTGTTCCCTGTTTTCAGGGATACCTCTCCCTGTTTTTGGGGATGGTTATCCCTGTTTTCAGGGATGGTTTGCGGGGGGATTTCGCTATCCCCGATTTCAGGGATGGTAATAACCTGCGTTACAGCTTCAGCGACCGGAAAACTGACCGGG